TGCCGCCGACCCTCTTGTTACATTTTCCCCCACAAACATTTTATTATATCTACACATTTCACTATACAATGGTTTCAAATCTTTTAACAATAACATTGAATTTGGCAGCAATAATCCCCCATAATAATATAATATTTTTGCTATAGCTAAACTTCTAACATGACTTTTTACTGGATCTGCTAATCTAGTTAATTCTACCGTCCAACCTGGAATTAAATTCGCAAAACTACTATCATTTATTAACACAACATTAAACGATTGACCACAATATTTTATTATACTTTCTACACATAATTCGATGTATCTTTTATTTAATTTTTTTGTATTCCTTGAACCAAATGACGACCACGCTCTTGCATTTACTTCATAATCTGTATGGACCCATATTATTGGCTTTTTCCCTAATTCTGTCATATCATTCAATAAATACTTTTCAACTAAATTATTATTATTCAATTCTTCATCTCCTAGATATTTTTTCTTATATCTATCATACAATATCCCCGATACTGTTATTATCATAAATACCGTTACATATTTTACAAAATCCATATATATAAATAACATAGTATTTTTTTTATTTATTTCCTAATTGTTTTAATGATCTCCACCACGCTTTATTACTTTTCTCTGCTTCTTCTGTTTCCTTCATTAAATTATATGCCGTATTTAAAGACATTGTATCTTCTTGTTCTTGCTTTTTACTCAATAATATTTGGGATTGTTTATCTGAATACGCTGTTATATTCTGATTTTTACGAAATCTGTTTAATTCATCTACATTTCTATATTTTTTCACTTTTTCAAAATCTTCTTGTGTTACTGGAACCACTGTTTCCGTATGTGCAACTTTTAAATCCTCATATTGTAATTTACTAAACATACCTGAACTATAACCTCCTTGTTGATTACTATTTAAATTATACCCTCCACTTGATTGCGACATTTCCTGCACTCCTTCATATAATGTTATCGCCTTCTGTCTTTGTTTCCTTTTATTAAAATATCTTCCAAAATCATTCAACGATACATTATCATTTTCCGTTAAATCTTCATTTGATTTTAACCAATCTTCATATCCTCCTTTCTTACTATTTACATTCGCATGACTTTCAAACATATCATTAAACCACGAATTAAAATCTTTAACTGATTTACCATGTATTTTTGATAATAACTTCTTTTCTCCCGGTGTTGTTACGTCTCCCAATGATTCCGTGTATTCTGTATTATACATATTTTGTTCTTTTTTCTTACGAAATTTATATATATCATTTATTCTATTATATGCTTTTTGAAAAAATATAAATATATTTGGGTCTAAGCCAGATTTATCTGGATGTGTTTTTAATGTCATCATTTTAGCTCTTTTTAAATCAACCGAACCATAGCTCGTTTTTAATTTGAATAAATTTAACAATTCCCTTAATCCATAATTCTCAATATTTAAATCTAAGTCTTCCATTAATTATATATAAATATAAATTATTTATATATTTATCTATACTTTATATATCTTATGGCAACTAAAGATTATTTTGTTGAATATAATTTTGCTACTAATCAAGGACATTTTGAAACTCCTGAACAATATGAAAGACGAATTATGGTTGATGTACCTCCAGCACATAAATTTCTAAAAAAAATTGGTATTACACAAAAAGTATATGATAATGTTAAATCCATATATGATACCTCAAAAAAGGCTATTGCTGACTATAAAGAAAAACACGGAAACAACTGGTACAAGAAAGAATCCCCAAAAAATGACTTTTTTACTGACGGTCACGATAGAATTTTAGAAGCAACTCTTTCTCAAATTAAACCTGATGCTAAACGTATGCCCCATGACTTAAAGAAAAATGGATTAACTGTTATGAATATTTTATTTTTTTCTTTAATAGACGATGCTAATTTTATGGAAATATATTTAGAGAAAGAAAATAGAAAAGATAAAAGTATGTACGGACAAGGTATGGATAGACCTATCGGTTATATGTTAAAAATTGTTGATGAAATTGATAGTAAAACTAATGAGCCTATTAATACTTTTATTATGTCTTATATTTTATTTAAACAATACGACCTTCTTATGATGATGGATATATCTCTTAAGAACCAACACAAAGAAGATGGTGCTAAAATTATAGGTATTTATTCTTCTTTGGTTTATCTTTATTCTAATCAAAAAGAAGATAAAGAATTTGTCAAATTTATGGAAGATAAATATCAATATTTTACTGATACAAAAATAAAAAAAGCACAGGTTTATGATTTATGGGTTGGTTCATTCATGAATCCTGGTCCTTATAATTGGACTTATCCTTTCCTTCAGTTTGTTGATACGTCCCTTCTTGAAAAAATCATGTTCAATATTTTTAAAGAAGGGATTTCTTTTTTATTTGTTTATGCCGCTGTTTTAATGGTTGAGAATAAAGACCTCTATTTAAAAGCCAATGAAACACTAGAAGATCAAGATTTTGACCCTGATGTAATTCGTAGTGTTATTATGTCTACCGGTGCTAAATTATCTCAAAGAAACACGAAATTAACAACACAAGACTCTAGACCTCCTGAAAATCAAGCAAACGATGTTCATATTGACGCTGCTATTGCTTTCTGCGATGATATTAAAAAAGCTCACGGTTCTGTTAGTAAATTTTTCATTAAAATACTAAAAAAATTAAAGATTAGAAGTTCTAACAATGGCTTGGGTGATAGAGTTAAGGTTATTGATGTATTAAGACTTAAAAAAATGAAATTTTCTATGAGAGGTGGTAGACGTAAAACACGTAAAAAATCTAGAAGATTTTATGGCGATTGGGAAATTGTAAGCGTTCATACAAGAAGAACTCGCAAGCGTCGTTAATTTATTATTCACATAAATTGATTTAAAATTATTTATGTGATTAACATTAAAACAATCATGAGTTCAATACAAGATATAAACGCGCAAATTGCTGAGTATGAAGAGAAAATAGAACATTTAAAACATCAAAGAAAAATCATTAATTTTGAACGGTTTGTAGACCAAAAGGATTTAAAAAAAATGGAAGATATAGAGATTGAAGTAATTTACAACTATAGGGAAAGTGATGATGATGAGTATGCTCATTGGGTAAATGCCAACTTCGATGTTAAATTTAAATTCAAAGGTAGAAAGGAACATTTAAATATAAAATATAGTGAAGAACAAGGTTATCATACGGAGAGTAGATATACTCCAACAATAACTCGCAAACATATATACGGAACATATACGGCAAAAAAAATTATATTTGAAAAATTGGGTTTTGATTATCAAGAGGTTGATGAGTTTATTATGGAAACAGACCATAATCATGACGAAGACTGGTTTAAGATAAGAGATATGATTGGAGAAATATATGGATAATGATTATTCAGGTCGCAAAATTTCTGCTAATCTATTATTCATATCTTTTTTATATTTTTCATATGGCTTTGGGTCGCCATAACCATGTACCCAATCAATTTTATTACTATCCGCTAAAGACAATATATAAGTATCATCCCAATCGTGATTTCCTCTTGTATTTAAGTAATTCATCATACTAGTCTTTGTATTCAAATTGTGAAGAAATCCCATTAACATAGCCATATGAAACATATTTTGCAGTTGTAGGCAAGTTTTTTTGTCTCGTTCCTGCATTTCTTCTCTGGTTTTCCAATTATTTAGTTTGGCATTGTACTTTTCCCTTTCATCATTTAGATGTTGGAGAGTGTTATTGTCCATTGTTTGTTCTTGTGATTTACTCATATTCTATTTAAATCCATATAAATCAATTAATTTTATTCAATTAATTGATTTCATAAATTCAAGTTCATATCTTGGACCTTTGTTCTGTTATTTGAAAAAACTTTTCCAAAGTTTCTTCCGATGATGTTGTATATATTTCATATGCTAATTCTTCTATTACATTTTGTATATGTGGTAGTGATTTTACTTTTAAATATGCTGCCAAATCTCCTTCATCCGCATCTACAAGAATTAAATTTATATTTTTTGGCATTGATTTAAATCTTTCCATAAACCAAGGTTTTACTCTTTGACAAGGACCACACCATCCTGCCGATATTTTTACTATGTTATATCTGTGTTCTTTTACATATTTTTTAAAAGTCTCTCTATCTGTAATAGATATTATTTCTCCTCCCATTATAATTTTATATATTATTTTATTTTTAATATAAAATCTTGTAATTCATCTATATCTATTTCTGGTAAATCTACGTGAGCTTCCCAAATATATCTACAAAAAGCCCATTTTAATTTACAATTTTCCTTATAGTTTTTACTTTTTTTATATATCAATTGATTGTATATATTTGTTGGTAAAAATTTTAAACTGTCTTTTGGTAATACATAAGCTAATTGTGTATATGGTGAAACTGGTTTATTATTATTTTCTTTTATAAATTCTACTCCCCATCTTGGAACATATTTTACCAAATCTTTTAATAATGGTGGATATGGGTATTTATAATGCCAACTCCAATCACTACATCCACTTGTATAATATTTCATAACCCATTCTAACCCTTCCAAATAATTTATACTTATTTTTTTCTTATACTCTTGTGTGCCATTAGAATCAAATAGTGTTTTATAGTATCTATCTTGCCAATTTGGTATAAATGGTGCTATATACAACTCATCTTCTCTATCTAACATTGGTGCATTCAAATATCTTTCTTCGGGTTTTTTATATTGTCTTTTACTTTGTCTTTCTCTTGTTTTATTATTTGATACTATATTATTCCATTCATTTTCTGATAATTCTGATACTAGTTCATATACGTTATTCCAATATATTTCCTTCCCATTTGTTAAATTTTTATTTGTATCGCCTAATATCTTTTTATAAGCATTAATCATTATTTCTATTCCATTTATTCTTATATTTATTGCTGGAAAATGTGGCATAAAATCATTTCCTAAAAAAAAGCACAAAAATATATAATCATATAATCTATTTGATTGTTGTTTATTATTTACTTTTCTTCCATTATTCATTGTTGATATGATTGCTTGTGATAATTCCGGTAAATCTAATACATAACTTTCGTTTGGATTTAAACTGCTATTTATACTTTTTATAAATTCCGGTGTTTCTCTATATAAATATATATGTTTTGCGATAGGTAAATGATTTAATCCTAACATTATCAAATCAGCATCCAATCCATATATAAAAGTACATTCATTGCTATGACTTTTTTTATTTCTTAGATACTCAAATATTTTATGTTCTCCTTCCCCTACCTTATCACTTCCACTTACTATAATTTCATTTAATCCATATTTTTTTTCACTATTTTTAAAATATTTTTCTGTTAATTCATTTAATTTTACCATAAACTCTGTTCCTGGTGTTATTGCTGTTGTTTTCCATTCCTCTTTATTTTCACTATCTGGAAATATTACTTTTTTCATTTTCCTTTCCAACATCGATTTATATCTTCTTGTTCGTTGTTGTTCCATCTTGGCAACTGGTGCTACGCCATCATAAGCTATTATAACTCTATTATTCGGTTTTAATTCATTTATATAATATTCTATCTTTTCACATACTTTTTTTATTAATTCTACTTCAAATTCTTCTTTATTTCCATTATATTCCTTTTTTATAGAATGGAAACTATCATATATTATTGAATTACTATCCAGATACAAGTTATTTATTACTTGACCTTTTGATATTTTTTTAATTATACTGCAATTATTTCTAACTATGTAAGAAAAAAAACTAGGAATACCCATTTTCGTTAATTTAATATAGCAATATCTTTTTAAATTGGTAATATTAATATTATAATTCATACATTGTGTAATTTTCAATAGAATAATATATAATATAGTTACACTATATCGTGAAATGCCCGAAAATAAAAAGGTAAACGTGAAAAAAAAAGTAAAATCAAAGATTTCTAAGAAGAATACTGTCAACAAACTTATAATTTCTAAAATTAATTATTATATTACTATTGTTGAAAACACTATTCTTTACGTACAAAAGTACAAAATCCTTGATATTTTGAATGCTAATCAGCTAAACGAATCTATTCAAAAACTTCTAGATGTTAATTCATCTTTAATGGTTTTACTTGATTATACAAAAACTAACAAACATTTCAAAAATAAAGATGAAATTCTTGATAAATTGCAAAATATTAATAATGAATTCTCTTTCATATTTAGAAGTTATGGAACTAAGTATATCGTAGATGTTCTTAATGTCGTATTTGGAAATTCATTTATTGAAAATAATCACTTCGATGATAGTAGGTTCTCACTTATTAAAAAATTTATTCATCCTATCAGTTATAAAGTTCTTGAATGGAAACCTAATTCTAAAAATGACAAATCTAATAAAACTAGAATTGCTAGAAATAAAATTGTTGAAGATTTTATGATTGTCGAAACCGCTAAATCTCTTGATTGCTTTGATCTTGCTAGAACTTCCAATATTTTTCAAACTAAAGTTTATGGTATTAAAATATGTTTTCAAAATTACACAACTGGAAAAACTCTTATTATCAGTGGAATCGCCGATGAAATTATTCTTCAATGTTGTTCTGAAAATTTTATTTACGACCAATTAAAAGTCATCAATAACAATAAACCCAAGGATGCTAATTTCTTTTCTAAAGATTTCAACCGTTTTATTAATTCTTTAACTTTAAAAGAACTTCTAATTTACAACGAACTTGAATTATATCATAAATATAACGGTTTTTGCGTTCATAACAATCAAATCAAACAAAAACCCATACACGATAATGTTAAAGATTTCCTTTCATCCGAACTTTACGACCAAAGAAGAATTCTTATCCAACTTTTAATCAAAGCCGATGACCCTGAATTCCAATATCTAGCTTATTTACTCTATGATTTATTATCTAGTGAAAATGATTCTAATAATATTGATAGCCAAGAACAAACTATTCTTTTTGATAGTTTGCCTTGGAATATTAAAAAATTCTTTAAAAATGCTATGAAAAATACTCTCAATTATACTAATAGTTTTGTTGATTTTGAAACTTCCAAAATACCTCTAGAGCAGCAAATTTGTTTAATGAAAGCCCCTAGAGTTGTTAAAGAAAAAGCTATGACTAAGCTTAAAGAAGTTAAAGCCAAATCTGAAGACTCTGGTTCAAAAGCTAGACATTATCTTGAAGGATTATTAAAAATCCCCTTCGGTTATTATAAAAAAGAAAAAATTCTTGATACTATTGATGATTATACTACTATATTAAATGATACTATCCATTATATTAAAAATAATGATAAAGATGGTTTTTTTAGCGTCCAAATTAAAGATAAATATACTTCCGTTGAAATAAACCAAATCATTGATAAAATCAATAATTTTGTAAAAGAATATAATTATAACTTCGTTTTTAATGTTATTGATAAAGCTAATAACAACAAAAGAAATGACCTAATTCAAATTATATATGAAATTAATTCTATCATTAAAATATATTCTTTAAAATATAATAGAATATCTCATTCTGGTAAGAAAATATCTTTTATCAAAAATTCCATTTCAAAATTCATTGAAACTTACAAAGACCACTTAATCGTTTTCGAACATCTATACAAATATTTCCATTTATCTAAAATTAATATTGATAAAATCAATAATGATATAAAAATCATTGGTGCTAAAAAAAACGATATTTGTAATTATATGAATAACGTTAATGATATATTAGATAATGCCGTGCACGGACACGAAAATGCAAAAAGACATATTGAACGTATTATAGGACAATGGATTGCTGGCGACCAAGATGGTTATTGTTTTGGTTTTGAAGGACCTCCCGGCGTTGGTAAAACTTCCTTAGCTAGAAAAGGCCTTGCTTATTGTTTAAAAGATAGTAATGGTGATGTTAGACCTTTATCTTTTATTGCTATGGGTGGTGCCAGCAATGGTTCTACTCTTGCAGGACATAATTATACTTATGTTGGTTCTACTTGGGGTAAAATTGTTGATATATTGATGGATACTAAATGCATGAACCCTATTATTTTTATTGATGAATTAGATAAAATCAGTAAAACTGAAAATGGTAAAGAAATTATCGGTATTCTTACACATTTGATTGATAGAACACAAAACGAACAATTTCAAGATAAATATTTTAATGGTGTAGATCTTGACCTTAGTAAAGCTCTTTTTATTTTTTCTTATAATGATGTTTCTTGTCTTGACCGTATTTTACTTGATAGAATTCATCGTATTAAATTCGACCATTTAACTCTTAATGATAAATTAAAAATTTGCAATAAATATATTCTACCAGAGTTTTATCAAAAATTTAACATGAAAAATCTTAATTTTTCCGACGATATTCTTACTTATATTATCGAAACTTATACTAATGAATCAG